CGAAAGAGATTATACTTTTACATACGCTGGTTTAAGACAAGTGATTGACAAGTATTTGGTACAAGACAGAAGTAATGGTGAAATATTTGAAACACCACAGTTTATGTATATGATGATTGCTGCATCTATCTTTATGAACTATCCAAAAGAAAAGAGAATGACTTATGTTAAAAAATATTATGACGCTATTTCAAACTTCAAAATCAATATTCCTACGCCAGTTATGGCGGGTGTTAGAACTCCTCTCAAACAGTATGCAAGTTGTGTTCTGGTTGATACTGATGACACTTTACCTAGTATTTTTTCTAGTGATATGGCTATTGGACGTTACGTTGCGCAAAGGGCTGGAATTGGTATTAACGCTGGTAGAATACGAGGCATCAATGCGAGGATACGAGGAGGTGAAGTACAACACACCGGAGTTATTCCTTTCCTTAAAAAGTTTGAAGCAACGGTTAAGTGCTGCACTCAAAACGGAGTTAGGGGCGGTTCGGCTACTGTTCACTTCCCTATTTGGCACCAAGAAATAGAAGATATTATTGTTCTTAAAAATAATAAAGGCTCAGAAGATAACAGAGTTAGAAAATTAGATTACTCTATTCAGTTATCAAAATTATTCTATGAGAGATTTATAAACGAAGAAGACATTACATTATTCTCACCACATGAAGTACCTGAACTATATGAAGCTTGGGGATCACCAGAGTTTGATGAATTGTATTTAAAAGCAGAAAGAAAATTATCTATCAGTAAAAAGAAAATAAGTGCTCAAGATTTGTTTATGGATATTTTAAAAGAAAGAGCAGAAACAGGTAGAATTTATATTATGAATATAGATCACTGTAATACTCACTCATCATTTAAAGACTTGATAAAGATGTCAAACTTATGCCAAGAGATAACATTACCTACTGATCCTATACAACACATTGATGGCGAAGGTGAAATTGCTCTTTGTATTCTATCTGCGATTAACGTTGGTACAATAGATAAAAGAGATGAATTAGAAGAACTATGCGAACTTGCTGTTAGAGGATTAGATGAAATAATAGATCATCAAAAGTATCCTGTAATCGCCGCTGAAATATCTACAAAGGCTAGAAGAAGTTTAGGTATAGGTTACATTGGTCTTGCTCACTATCTAGCTAAAAAGGGTTATTCATATGAACAAAAATTAGGTTGGAGACAAGTTGACAAATTAACAGAAGCATTTCAATATTATCTATTAAAGGCTAGTAATCAAGTTGCTAAAGAAAAAGGTAAATGTGAATACTTTGATAGAACCAAATATTCTGATGGTATCTTACCAATAGACACTTACAAGAAAGAGGTAGACGAGGTTGTAACCAGAACTCTAACTTATGATTGGGAGTGGTTAAGGAAAGAAATCAAAGAGCATGGATTAAGACATAGCACACTCTCTGCTCAAATGCCTTCAGAATCTTCTAGTGTGGTTTCTAATGCTACTAACGGCATAGAACCACCTAGAGATTATTTAAGTGTTAAGAAAAGTAAGAAAGGTCCATTGAAACAAGTGGTACCTGACTACAAAAAATTAAAAGGTAAATATACTTTACTATGGGATATGAAATCAAATGAAGGTTATATCAATGTAGTAGCTGTAATGCAGAAATATTTTGACCAAGCTATTTCAGGTAACTGGTCATACAATCCTGAACACTTTGAAGATAACCAAGTGCCAATATCACAAATGGCACAAGATTTATTGACAACTTATAGATTAGGTTGGAAGACTTCATATTATCAAAACACATATGATGCGAAAAAAGATGTTGACGAACCAGCACACCCAGTAGGGTTTAATGATAATGTACCTGAAGACAAACCACAACAAGACAATGAGGATCCAGAGAACTGTGATTCTTGTACAATTTAAGAAAGTAATAAATAAAACGCAATGGCAAGATCAGTTTTTAATAAAAGTAAAGATGTCAGTTTTCTAAAACAACCAATGTTTTTTGGTGAAGACTTGGCTGTACAAAGATATGATACAATGAAGTATCCAATCTTTGACAAGTTGACACAACAACAGTTAGGTTATTTTTGGAGACCAGAAGAAGTGTCTTTACAAAAAGATAGAAACGATTATCAATCATTAAGACCAGAACAAAAATCAATCTTTACATCTAATCTAAAGTATCAAACTATGTTAGATAGTGTACAAGGTCGTGGTCCATGTTTGGCATTCTTACCATTTGTTTCATTACCAGAACTAGAAGGTTGTATTGTAACTTGGGACTTTATGGAAACAATCCATAGTAGAAGTTATACATACATCATAAAAAACTTATATTCTAATCCTAGTGATGTATTTGATACAATCATTAAAGACGAGAAGATTGAAAAAAGAGCACAATCAGTAACTGAATTTTATGACGACTTAATTCTAATAGGACATAAATGGCATTTAGATAAGAGTAAAGTTGATGAGTATGAACTAAAGAAAAAATTATGGAAAGCTTTGATTACAGTAAACATATTAGAAGGATTAAGATTTTATGTATCGTTTGCTTGTAGTTTTGCTTTTGGTGAATTAAAACTATTAGAAGGTTCAGCAAAGATTATATCGTTTATCGCTAGAGATGAAAGTCAACACTTAGCAGTATCTCAAAGAATAATAAACAATTATAGAGATATTGAAAATGATAAAGTAATGAATAAAGTAATGAAAGATACTGAAAAAGAAGTCTATGCAATGTATGATGAAGCAGTACAAGAAGAAAAACGTTGGGCAACATATTTGTTTAGTCAAGGTTCTATGATTGGTTTATCAGAAAAATTATTACATCAGTTTGTTGAGTACATGGCAAACAGAAGAATGAAAGCAATTGGTTTAATACCAGCATATGACCAAAAATCTAATCCATTACCTTGGGTTGACCATTGGTTAAATAGTAGAAGTACACAGAACGCACCACAAGAAACAGAAATAGAAAGTTATGTTATTGGTGGTATTAAACAAGACGTTAAGAAAGATCAATTTAAAAAATTTAAACTATAATGATTGAAAAAAGACCAAAAACTTGTTCTAGTTGCGAAACTAAATATACAGTAGAATGGGATATAGAGGTACAAGACCTTGAACCATTGACTTGTCCATTTTGTGGACGTGAGGTAGAGGAACTAGATGAAGATGAAGAAGATACAGTATGGACAAACGAATCCGAAGACGATAGTTGGGATTGATTATAGTTTAACAAGTCCCGCCGTTTGTATTAATCATAATGGCGAAATAAACTTTTATTACTTAACTAGTAAAAAGAAGTACATAGGTGAGATGTCAAAGAATATTATGGGTACTGAACACAGTGAATATAAAACTCCTATAGAAAGATTTACTCATATTTCTACTTGGGCAGTCAACACATTTCATAAATTAAATTACATTTCCAACAACTTAAAAATTTTCATAGAAGGCTATTCATTTGGATCAAAAGGTCAAGGTGTATTTCAAATAGCTGAGAATGGTGGTATTCTAAAATATAGATTAGAACAGCTATCAATACCCTATGAGATATTCCCTCCTAGTGTAATTAAAAAAGTTGCTACAGGAAAAGGTAACGCTGATAAAGATAAAATGTATGAGGCGTTTGTCAAAGAAACTAAAATTGATTTGAAAAAAATATTTGATACAGAAAAGGTTGGTAATCCTATTTCTGATATTGTAGATAGTTATTTTATACAAAAGGTTGGTTATGAAGATATTAAAAGCAAATAAAACGATTGAAGGTTACTTAACACAATCAGTTAATGTAAATGATTTAGATTATGGTCATTGCGCTATTGATGCTCCAGGTTATGAAAAACTTGTAGAAAGAATAGAACAAAATGGTATGATATGGCCTTTAATTGTAAATGGTAAAAATATTAAGTTTGGAAACAAAAGGTTACTTTATGCAAGAGTTAATGGTTATGACTTTGTAGATTGTGTTTTTGAAACTGATATAAGTAATTTGGACAAAATTGGATATATAACGAGGATAAAATGAAAAAAGCGATTATAACAGGTATAACTGGACAAGACGGTAGTTATCTAGCGAAACTACTATTATCAAAAGGATATAAGGTCTACGGCGCTCAGAGGCGTAATACAGGCCTAAAACACTGGCGTTTAGATGAACTAGGGATAACTGATCAAATAGAATTTGTTGACTTTGATTTAGGGGAACCTTATAATATAGAGAAGACTATTGACAAAGTACAACCAGATGAGTTTTATAATCTGGCAGCACAATCATTTGTAGGTCTATCATTTGAACAACCACAAGTAACTACAATAGCAAATGCGTTAGGTGTTCTAAACATATTAGAAGTAATCAGAAACAAATATCCAAAGACTAAATTTTATCAAGCTTCAACAAGTGAAATGTTTGGTAAAGTACAAGAAACTCCACAAACAGAAACAACAAGATTTTATCCTAGAAGTCCATATGGTGTTGCTAAGTGTTATTCTCACTACATGACAGTTAATTATAGAGAGAGTTATAATCTATTTGCTTGTAGTGGTATTTTGTTCAACCATGAAAGTCCAATGAGAGGTGAAGAATTTGTTACAAGAAAAATTACAAAAGGTTTAGTAGAATATACAAAAACCGGTAAAGTATTAGAATTAGGTAATATAGAAACATTTAGAGATTGGGGTCACGCTGAAGATTATGTTGAAGCAATGTGGTTAATGTTACAACAAGACGAACCAGATGACTATATTATTGCTACTGGTAGAACTGTATCAATAAAAGATTTTATCACATTATGTTTAGATGAATTGAATTTAGCTTATGAATTTAATGGACACGAAGTAATAGATACACATACTAGAGAACACATAATCAAAACTAATCCTAAATTTTTTAGACCAGCAGAAGTAGATTTACTTGTTGGTGATAATACAAAGGCAAGACATAAGTTAATGTGGAGACCTAAACATACATTAGAAAGTATGGTAAAAGATATGATTACAGAAGATTTGAGAAGATGGAAAAGTTAATCTGGACAGACGAAGATAAATTTTTCATCACTACATTTAATAAAAGATTGTATGATGATTATGCTCATCAGTTTATTCAAACATATATTGATACTAAACAAACAATTAAAGTAATTTGTTATGTAGAAGAAGACTTTGATTATCCTAAACACGATAATATAACTTATGTTAATATTTTACAAGAGATGCCAGAGTTAGTATTATTTAAAGAAAGACATAAAGATAAGATATGGAATGACGACAGTGATTTTTTACAAAACGCTGTTAGATTTTGTCATAAAGTATTCGCACAATATCATGCAAGTAAACTAAAGAAAAAGTTTATGTGGTTAGATGCAGATAATATTTTCATTAAACAAATACCAGATAACTTTATGGATACATTTATTCCTGGTGATACATTTACAACATTTTATGGTAGAAGTCATTATACAGAATGTGGTGTTGTTGGTTTTAATTGTACATTAGATATTAGTAAAACATTTTTTGAAACTTATATAAATCATTATATTAAAGATACAATTTGGAATATGGAAAACAAAACAGATTGTCACGCATTTGACAATACAAGACGATTAGTACAAGTAAAAGAAAGAAACAAAGGCGATGGGCAGGGTGGACACGTGATCGCCAGAGATAAAGAGATAAACCCTTATATAGATCACAAAAAGGGTAAAAGAAAATATAAAGACAATAGTCCAGAATGGGTGAAACAAAATGAAAGCAGGTAAGATATGGGGTCAAACAGAATTGATCCACGCAAATGGAGTTTTAGAATTTCATAGAATAGAATTTAAAAAAGATGTTGCTTGTTCAAAACATCA